GTTTTAATGACTAAAGCCTTTTCGATGAGATCACTTAAGGTTTGTTCATACAAAGACCGTAAGGTTCTGCAGTTGCTTAGTTTATAGATAGAAGTACCATCACTCTCTAAACTGATTGAATACCCATCACATTGATGATGATGGATAATTGTGTTATAGCCATTACGCATTACAGTATTTTCAAACACCCTGATTATCTCGTCGGTTGGTGTATGCCTGATGACCTTAATGTTCGTTTTCTCAATTTTCTTTTCTATTGCCATGGCCAGCATAGAAATTATGTTGTCAAGAAATTGCTGGAATATTCTCTTCATATACTTTCAGTTTATCGTCGAATGCAGTTCCGTTTGTCCCCAGAAATACCTCCACACCCTTTTCATTCAGGGCTGAAATCAATTCAAGATATCTTTCTACCTCTCGCTTAGTCTGAGGATTGAAATCATTGTAGATGTGGTGATCTTTGAAGTCGCAGCCCCAAAGGATTATTTTTTTAGCTCCAAGATTATAGGCTAATGACATCGCGATGAAGGGCGACGTGTCTGAGCAGTAAGTTTGATTTGGATTTAGTGTCCCGTACCAGGTAACCAGGTTCAGTTTCTTCCACTTTGGAAAGTATTCGGCCCAGTTTGATTTGTGAGAATAGAAGTCTTTCGGGGTAGAACTCTTGATGATCTCGAAACGATCAGAAGAGAATTGTTCGGGACGATTACAGACTACGAGCGCGTCGATAGGCTTACCTAATTTCCAGCAATCATTGACTCCGATAGAGAAATCATGCTGTTTCCAATTTTGGGAAGTTTGGCCAGTTGCAACTACATCAACCGTCATTCAGGTATTGGACTGTTATTGTCGTCCCGAATGTAAAATTAGTACCAATATTGGAATTACAATACCGATTTGGGAAAATATTTAATCTTCGGGGTGCTCACCACTGTATTTACCAGGATCAGCGACGAAATCCGGATAGAAAACATGGATTAGATAGCGCAGCGTGTCGAAATGGTGTAATCCTTCAACTTGGGTTTTGACCAGGTCACCGGATGAGTCAACAAACGCGGAACGGGCATCTTTGATCGTTCGCGTGCAGTTCTTCGTGATGTAGAAATTAGCATTCTGCAGGACTGAATTGCACAATACCCTGGAATCTGATAATGCCATGTTTTGGCGAGGAACCTTTAATTCATCGCCCGACATCTGTAATTTGTTTTCAATGATCTGGTAATGGTTCAGGTTTCCGACTGTCAGCGCCGATCTGTTCCGTCCTGTGGCGTCGCCTGTCACTTCCAAGTTGCCGTACATCCAGTGCAGGTAATCCGCGACGATCAGGTCACACACTTCCGGCGTAGATCCTTCCGGTAGGTTGATTTCTGCAAAGGCGTAAGCGGTATGGATGTCGACTTGTTGGCCGATCAATGCCGTCATTGGGTCTTTATTGAAGTCGAATGAAACCATAATCGGCAGGTGAGGATTTGGTGTATACGATTCAATGACGTGTTTATTTTCGTCGAACTTGTACAAGAATGGTCGATCATTGGCGTCGACGTATTCTGCCATGTATTCTTGGCGGAAGTTGATGTCGTCGAGCTGGCTTTTAGCTTCCTCTACTTCTTCCGGGTCGATGTGAGGGTTATCGTAGGTTGTGAAATGGAAAAAGGCCCAATTATTGAATTTTCGGTGTTTTTCCTCTAAAAGATAGAATCCATTACCAGGGTGTTCGGCGGTTCCGCCTGCGTTCTTTCCCTTTGGGCGACTCATGATGTATGCATCGCCTTTGTAGTCGGTCAGTGTTGGTCGGATTGTGTTTTCCCAGGCTTGATATAGTTTAGGAGCCTTGGCGGATTCATCAACGATCGCTCTTTTGTACTTTCGACCCTGGCCTGAGTCGGGATCCTCCATTGACCAGAAATCGATTAGTCCACCGGGTATTAAGAGTTCGATCTGTTTCAATTGCTCGTCTTTCCGCTTGATCAGTGGCTTGTAGGTCTTTTTAATTTCCTTCCAAACCTCGGATAAGTCTTTGTACGTCGGAAACCAGATGCCCACTGGCCAGCCATCCAGGGAAATAGAGCTCAGTTCTTCGATTAAGGTTGTTTTGCCGAAACGGCGACCGCAGCGCAGGTGATTAAAGCGCTTGGCGTTTTTAATTATGAACTCTTGCTTTGGGTGAAGTTCCTGTAAGTAAAAGTCAACTTCCCTTACGCTTGACATGGACTATTAGCTCGGTTGGCGTGTCGATCTCAAGTTTACGTGGCATGAAATAAGGATAGAACTTAGACAGCGTTTGCAGATACATTGCCGGGTCTTTTGACCTGATCCGGTCGAGTGATGCCTTAATGTTCTCTACTTCACCGTCCATTATTTGAAGGAAGAGCTCTTTTGAAGCCTTTGTTACCTTGTTCTTAGCTCCTTTAGGCTTTCCGGAATTGCCTTCTTTGAATTGTGTTGCTTCTTTGCCCATAAATTCCGTATTACATCCGAAAAAATCGGCGTCATTACAAAAATAGGAATAATTCCCAAATTAGGAAATACTATTCTCCGGTATTGTTAAACGACTCGAAATCCTCTTTTGTTTTGAACTCGAAAACTGTCAGGATTGTGACTTGGGTGATTGTGGCGTCGTAGTTTTGAATAGTCCGGATAACAGATACTTCCGACGGGAAAGATTCCCATTGAAGGGTCATGTTCCCAAAGCCGTGGTTGTGTTGGTAGGAAATGAAAAAATATCTCATTTATCTTCTGGGACAAATAGGTGCATGAATACTCCGTAACTGATTACAAAGGTCATTATAAGTATGAAATCATCTTTCTTGGTCGTGGTTCTTTTCTTCGGCTCCTTCAATGATCTGTTTGGAATTGAGTGATTAGAGCAGGAGCAAAATAGAATTACCAGTATGAAGATAAGGCGTTTCAACTATTCATAGCGCTGCAGTTTTGTATTGTTTATTACCTCGGTTTGGTTTTTATCCTTGGTGTTTTCATTTTCTCTTGCCTTGTAACCCTTAACATATCCACCTAAGTGACCTCCATAAGCCGCAACGATGTGAGTAAGTGCAAGTGCAACAACACAAACTATTTCTTGGTCACTCATACAATGCCGTTGTCTTTTAACCATTGCTCTTTTGTTTTCTTCTGGCCTTGATAAAGATGGCTTCTTCCTAGTCCAGCATCGTAAGCCTTTTCAATGTATCTCTTAGCTACTTCGGCGGCGGCTTTTGCAAGTTCTTTTTCCCACGCAGCCATGTGACCTCCTATATCAGTGTCTTCATTCCACTTGTCGCCTTTATTGATCGCTAACAGTATTTCTTCTTCTAGCTTAGTCATTTGTCCGTTTGTTGCTTGGTTTTCTAGCTTGGCGTATAGTTCTTGAAGTCTCTGCCAATCAAATTGATCCTGTAACTGCTGAATCTTCATTCTTGATTTCCAGACTATGTCGTCAGATGATACAGGCATATGCGTAATTTTTAAAAAGAAGGTCGGGCCAAGAACCACCAAAGCCCGACCGATTCACCTAAACCTGAAACCTGCACCCGAAGCAAAACGAGACGCTATAGCAGGGGTGCATTATCTTAAATATCTTTGTCATCAAATGACGCGTAAATCTATGCAAATATTATGTAACACTAAAAATAGTTCCACGTGGCACCTTGGTTTTCAATGTGTTAACCGTGTAGTACACCTGACTCATAATCAGGGGGTCGCTGGATCGTGCCCAGCTGGGCCCACCGCTTAAAACAGGGTTTTTGTCGTCAGATTCCCTGTTTTTCCTTCCCTTTCGCACTTCTTACTGTGTTTGTCGCTTGCTTTTAGTTTCTTTAAAACTTGTTAAGTTTGTAAAGTCTTATGCAAATCCTATGCAACTAAAGCCCGGTGTTTCATTCTATCACGATTGCCGACGAAAACTTTTGAACGGTAAATTCCCAGTGAAGATAATTGTTACCCACCAGATAAACACCAACGGTACAGTAAAATATAAACAGGATCCTTACAAGACCGGTGTAACCCTGAGTAAAGACGAATTCAAAAAAGTGTTTTCGAAATCAGTACCGTTTGAACTCCGGAGAATCCGGGAAGACTTACTGGAACAGGAAAAGAGAATCACGACAGAGATCGATAAGATCAAAGGGTTCATACGGCCGGAATTATTGAAGAACAGAATTACCGGTGATGTGGTGAGGGTGGATTCGCTGCCGATCACGTTGGAGCTCGGTTTATTATTCGATGCCCTGATTAGTGAGTACGATAGAAATGGGCAGTCAGGAAGTGCAGACAGTTTCCGTGACGCTAAAGGTTCGTTTCTTCGATTCGCCGGCGCGGGTGCTATCCTAGATGAATTCACAGTTAAGAAACTTGAAGAATACGAAAAATGGATGCTGTCACCTGTTCACAAAATGAATAAGGAGTCAGATAAACTGAAATCAAACAGTCTTACAACTACCGGAATGTATCTTCGGTGTCTCAGGCGGGTGTTTAATGTGGCGATCGATGCCGGGATTATACCTTCAATAATGTACCCATTTGGAGGGAAAAATGGGTATGTGATCCGTTCAGAGGAAACCGTAAAGATGGCCCTGAATGAATCAGAGAAGGACGGAATGTTTACGGCCGAAATTACAGATCCAGAGGAACGCCGATATTTGGCATACTGGATGTTCTCCTATTATTGCCACGGCATGAATTTTACCGACATGGCTCACATCAGGCCGGAAAAGATCGTAAAGAACATTTTAACCTACGTTCGGGAGAAGACAAAGCGAACCGTTAAAACGATCAAACCGCATAGCGTACCAATGCGCGCGGAGGCAATTGCAATACTGCAGGAGTACGGGCAACATAAGCCCTACTGCTTTGGGATCATTGACGACTCGATGGACCCAGCGACGAAACGCAGAAAGATTAAACAATGGTATCGTCTGACAAATAAGTACGTGAACAGGATTGCAGCCAGGCTCAATATTCCATTTAAAGTGAACACGTATAATGCCCGGCACAGTGTCGCAAAACAATTAATTGAAAAGGGTGTCCATATCCAGCACATTTCGGAGATCATGACCCACACCAACCTGCAAACCACCCAGATTTACACGCGCGGGATGAACATTGATAAATCGAAGTCTATTACTGATCTTTTGTGATATGTGATGGCTTTCAGGGTTTATTTATTAAAAGCAGTTGCCTTTTTATTATTGATTCTTTTTCCCCTTTAACATTACACTCTACGTAACCCTTGCTGGTGTAAATCCTGACCTTAATAATGTCCTTTAAAATCAATTCATTCAGCTGGCTGAAATCAATTTGATAATTAGTTTGTGTGCCATATCCGATAGAGCCGGAAAACCCGCGTGCGCCACATCCCTTACAGGCTTGGCTGTACTCAATGCTCCGTAATTCAACCACTGTGCTATCCATCATTTTTAAATAAAACCTATTATCTCGATCTATGGTGTGATATTGTGACCCCCCAAGCATCAATTTTATATTCAGAAAATATAGGCTATCAATTTTTCTAGACTGCACAAAAGCACTCATGTTGAAATTCTGACATAATACATCGTGTTCTGTAAATTTTATCCGTTTTCCTGTAAATTCATCGACCTCATTGCGGTGAAGTTTCTGGGATAGGCCCATGGTCTGAATAGACAGTAGGAGTATAATTAACAACTTGCTCATTGTCCTACTTTAGCACAAGTGGTAGTCATTATAATAGTATTCGCCCCTTCGTTCCTTTGGCTGGTTCCTTCGTTCTCGATGGCGTTGGCTTCCGCGTCGGTCTTACCGCAATATTCTACGGTTTCAGTTTCCTCATTATAATAGCCTGAAGGGCTTGTGGTGATTGTGAGCACAGTGCAATCAAAGCAGAATTTAGGATCTTCTGATTCGGAGCAGGCTGATATAAGGATGATCAGCGCTGCAAAAATAAGGTGTTTCATAAGGGTATTTTTAAGGTTCATTTCTGACACAGTTTGACAAAGATTTTCGGCTACTTCACAGTCTTAGATAACTGACAGCCACACGTATACTACCGTAATTTTGAGTACCTACAAGTGGGTAGCTTAACGAAGTAATTATCATATGAGGTAATTAGAACGTTAAACAATCGTTATCTTAATTCTCCCCAGTAACTAAAAAATAATCATATGCCCTCAAATCCACTTAACCACTTCCTCAGCGAGAAAGGAATCCGCCCCGCATCATTCGCCTTCTTCCTTTCACGCTATATCAAAACGAGGCCTGCTAAAAAACGAATCGCCTTGTCTTTGCTTCTTACGGAACAACTGCGGCAGCAGGCCGAATTAATTGAATTCCACCTGCGGAACTAAAGGTCGCCGAAACGCTCCTTATAAATTTTAAGCTCACGCAATAGAAATTCATTTACTTCGCCCATCCTGTCCAGGTTTCTGATCAAGATCCGGTTCTCTTCTGAGGCTGGATCTTTTTTCGTTAATGGCGGTTCGTCTGGCACTGATGTAATATAAATGTCCCCCTTGCCCGATTCCCACCACTCTGTATGAATACCAATTCCATCTAGTAATTTCCTAGTAAGTTTTAAGCCCATGCCATCCTGGGGGCCCATTGCCTTGTATATAGTTCCAACTTTTATACCCGTTTTTCCAGCAATATCCTCCACAGAAGTCAATCCTAACTTATTGGTTTTCAGTATCGTGTGAATTTTTTCCTTAAAAGTCATAAAAAGTGCAAAAAAGTGTAGGAGGTTATTCTACTTTACTGTATGTTTGATACATCAATAACACAATATACAGATGGCGGAAGCAATTCAAAAACAGCAAAAAACTAAGGGTCGGAAGATGACGCAAGAAATCAGGGAAACCCTAAAGAATGCGAAGAAGTATCTGCAGCGCGGAGAGTTAAAGCAGGTGGCCGAAGAAGTGGGAGTGGGGGAGCAATCAGTGACCGACGTACTCGCAGGAAAGTACATGAATTGGGATGTGGTGAATAAAGTGATCGCGCGGGCGGAAGCTAACAAAGCAATTCTTGAAAGAGGAAAAAGCCTGTAGCCTAACCCACTACTGCCAGTACACTATTATAAAAGAGTCTGGGAAGTATTCTGGGATTAGTAAGTGGAGGTGTACAGTATGTGGGAGAGAAGTAGAATCAATGTAGAACGAAACAATTTTTAACCAATCGCAATATGAAAGTCATTAACAAAAATTTTTTCAGAGACCCTAAGGCACCGGAAGATGTCAATGTTCTGCGCAATCTTATTCACGAACACATTACAAGCCAGCCACAAGGCAAGGTTGCCTTTGGTTGGTCGATGAACCAATGTGGGAGTTCCGTATGGTACGATTGCAAGGGCTACATCGAAACGCCAGAAGGGCCAGCATGTGTAACCATGAGGTATACATGGCTCTAAAGTAACCAGATGCGATTGGTCCCCGGGTGGAGAGAATTTGAAGCCCGGGGTTAATCGCTAAGCTCTCAAAGACCACCACCTAATCTAGTTTAAAAACCAAAAGCCTGAAAATAAGAACCAATGAAAAACGAGACTGTTAACCATCGAAACTATTTTTTGATCTCAATATCAACCACAATTCAATTATGTCAAAGAAAATTAAAATCATTCTCGCTGTTGCCGCTGCTGTCATCATTGGAGCCGTGGTATTCTTTAGCGTGCCCTGCACGCCCGGCAGCGTTACGTGGCCGTGCTGCCTTGATGGCGCATGTAAGTAACAAAAGACATTTGGTGGGAGACGTTTTCATCGTAATAGGGGTTTTTGGTTTGGTCTTCCACCAAATTTTTTCTGAATCAGCAAGAGATATGAAGTGGTACTATGTCAATTGGTACTATTTCTTCTATACGATTCGCCCCTTTGTAATGATGCTGTTTTGGTCAGTGGCGGCATTCATGTATTCTTCAAATCATTCAGGTAAAATAGTCTTCTCACTATTTTACTGCGCCGCTATCCTTGGAATAATCCATTACTCCTTTTTCGTCCATGATTACAAGTCATACCATTCATTTCCTGTGTGGGGTGTTTGGATAATGGCCGGAGCAATCGGTATCGGCTTCCTTTCAACAGTCAATCATTTAGTATTCGTGTGGGAGCATAAGATAAAAGGCAATCATAAACGCTTTGTTGGACTGGCAGAAATGGACGTGACCAAAGTTGATAGAGACTTGCGCGATCGAATGCTGTCCGACAATGCTAACGAGTACCGTAACCTTTATAAGAACTACTGAAAATCAAAATAAACTGAATCTCTATGAAAACTTTTGACACCGCAATGGCTAAAAACTACGATTGGTCAATGTTGCCTTTCAAACCAGACGACGCGTTCCTAAAAAGAATGATGAACAAATTTGAACTGGTTGCCAGAACAAGTGGAAATAAAAATTACTGGATCGATTTGCCGGGGTTTGAAGAGTGTACAGCAAGCGCACCAAATACTTTGTTTCACGCTTTCGTAAAGTTGTCGGTTGAGAAGTCCACAAGAAAAGCAAGGGAAGCCAGTATGAGTATTTACGACTACATGGGTAGCAAAGAAAGATAAAAGCGATTCAGTACCGGAGGTTAGCGATAGCATCAAAGCCTCCGGGAAATCGCCCCGGCTTCGTCTTCAACTGTTGTAATAAGAAACACTAACCTCTTTAAAAATATGAAATCAATTTCAACCTC